GTTGCTGACCAGCTCGACATGATCCGCAAACGGCACGCGCTAGGGCAAAAAATATTTGCTCTCAACGGCGCCGCCAAGTTTTTAAACAAGAACAATATCGTGCCGGAATACCAGGTCATTCTTGACGCTCGCCCCGGCAATATTGATCTGATCGGCAAAGCTGACGAATATTTAATCGCCAGCCAGTGCCATCCGACATTGTTTGATGCTGTTGAAAACATCACCACTTGGCATCCGGCGGTTGATGGTTTAGACGCGCATTTGCCTGACTATGATGGCGAATTCGCAATGGTCGGCGGCGGCACAACGGTTGGCCTGTCGACGATGTGCCTGGCTTACACAATGGGTTACCGCAAGCTGCATCTGTTTGGCTATGACTGCTCGCACCGGAACGCAATGGGGCACGCTTACAAGCAGAAAATGAACGACAACGACGTGCTTTGCAAGGTTACGGTAAACGGCAAAGTATTCACCAGCTCGCTGACAATGGCGCGGCAAGCCGAGCTGTTTCCGCAGGTTTGCAATAATCTGATGGATTTGGGGTGCGTGATCACGGTCGACGGTGACGGGCTGATTAAAGAGGTTGTGGCCGATATGCGCCGGAATGCTGTTCCAATGGCCGAGGATGAGAAATACCGCAAAATGTGGTCAATTCCGGCTTATCGTGACACCGCGCCGGGCGAATTGATCGCCGAAACCTTCGTAAAAGTCGCCAATATCACAAAAGAGCAGAAAGTGGTAGATTTTGGTTGCGGAACAGGGCGAGGAAGTAAGAAAATACACGAATTGACCGGCGCCACAATGCAGATGGTCGACTTCAGCAACAATTGCCTGGACTCGAATGTGACGTTTCCCCTGTTACTCGCCGATCTGACAAAGCCCATCGCCGTTACTGGTGATGTGGGCTATTGCACCGACGTGATGGAACACATCGCGCCCGAGAACGTCGATACCGTTATTAAAAATATCATGGATTGCGTCGAATCGGCGTTTTTCCAGATAAGTCTTGTGCACGACAACATGGGTGCGTTGATCGGCCAGCACCTTCACTTGTCTGTCTTTCCCTATGCTTGGTGGTCAGATAAGTTTAAGGAATACCGCATTCTCTGGTCAGATCAAGATGCAATTAACGCAGTCTTTTATGTAAAAAAGGAGATTTAAAAATGGGTATCCCTTCACGCGTTCTGGCTTCAGGTAATTCACCGCTTTCAACGACCAGCATCTGCGGCGACGGCGCCACCGCTCTGGTTGCCACCGGTTCAAGCGCAACTGATGCGCTGCAACTGTCGGCCTGCTACAACTCAATCATCACCGCTGCGGCGAGCACCGGCGTCAAACTGCCGCCCACCGAAGTGGGCGCGATGGTCGCTGTTTATAACGGCGGCGCGTCAACTCTGACCGTTTACCCGGCGACCGGCTCAACAATCAACGCCGCCGCGGCCAGCTTGTCGGTCACCGCGACGACTCGGGTTTTGTTTATCGCCACCTCGGCGACGACCTGGATCTCAATCGCTGGCGCGTAATGACAATTCCCTCGCGGGTTCTTGGGGCCGGTGCGTCATCATTAATGACCGTTGCCATCTGTGGCGACGGCGTGGATGGTTTGACTGCGACCGGCTCCACCCGCGCTGATGCGTTGCAACTGAATAAGATTTACAACTCGGTTGATACGGCAACTGCTGGCACTGGCGTTTTGTTGCCGCCCACACAAATGGGTGCAACAATTTACATTGCCAATTCAGGCAATAGCACAATCAAGGTTTATCCGTACGAAACCGCAACAACGGTGAATCAAACTACATCGGCATCCATTCCCAAAGATCACACAAGTATATTTTTTGCGGTGACCAATGCCATGTGGTACAGCATCAACGGCACTAAAACTTAATCCCCACAGGAGAAATCAAATGGCTTTAGATAGCGACATTCATAATGCAGATTCGCACCTCCACGTTGAATTTTATTTGAACGAGGACGGCGAATTTAAAGCAAATCCGAAAGAGTTTGTGCGGATCATTGTGCCGGGTGACAAAACCAATGTCGTTGACCAGCCTGTGCGGGAGGATCACAAAGAGCGTTTTCCTCGCCAATATCTTTACTGGAAGATGCAAAACACCGACGCTTCGGTGATCGGCACGCCGCTATCACAGTGGCACGAAAATGCGCCTGAAGAATTTAATTCTCACCAGATGGCCGAGCTGCAAATCTTGAAATTCCAGACTGTCGAACAGATCGCCACTGCCACAGACGCGCAATTGCAGCGCATCGGCATGGGTGCGTCAGGACTGCGCGAGAAAGCGCGGTTGTATCTGACAAGCAAAAACAAAACACAGAACGACACCGAATTGGAAGAAACTCGCGCCCAGCTCAAACAATTGCAGGAACAAATGGCGATGCTGATGGAGACCCGCAAGCCTGGGCGACCGCGCAAAGAGGCCGAAGCCGCCTAAGAAAGGTTGAATTATGTCTAGCACGATGTTGCAACTGGTGCAGCAGGTCACAAACGAACTCGGCGTCTCGACGCCGACGTATGTTGCGGGCAACACGAATCAGGACGTTACGCAGATTCTGGCGCTGATGAATGCGACCGGCTACGAGCTGCTGCGCCGGCACAACTGGCGTGCGATGACAAAACAGTATGGCTTTTACACGCAATATTTGACCACGACCGGCAACTGGACAACTGCATCGCGCATCATTAGCGGAATTCCCAGCACCACAGGGTTGGATACCACCTATCAAGTGCAGGGCACCGGCATCAATCAGAACACGTATATTGTGTCGGTTGATAGCGCGACGCAGGTTACGGTCAATCAAGACTTTGCCGCGGCCGGTGGCACTGATGCCACTGCTTATTTCCAGAAGATCCGCTACGATCTGCCTAGTGACTACGAAGCACTCGTGCCGCGCACGATGTGGGATAAATCCAAGCATTGGGAGATGCTTGGACCTGAGGACGCCCAGCAATGGGAATGGTTGCTCTCAGGCTATATCAGCACTGGCCCGCGGATTCGCTGGCGCCTGTTGGGCAAGTATTTCCAGATTTGGCCTGGTATGTCTACCGCAGAAAGCCTCGGGCTAGAATACCGCAGCAATGGCTGGGCAGAAGCGGCCGACGGCACTGTCAAGACCAGCTTTACAGTCGATACTGACACCACGATTTATCCAGATCGTCTGATGGTGCTCTCAACAAAACTCAAATACTTTGAAGCCAAAGGTTTTGATACCACTGCGATGTATCGAAACTATATTGAAGAACTTGAGGTTTCAATGGCGCTGGATATGTCGAGTGCTAATCTGAGCTTTGCACCGCGTCCAGGCACTGTGTTGATCGGTTACGACAACATACCGGATTCTGGCTATGGCCCGAACTAACGCGCTGGTCCAACATACCGCGGCTCGCGTGGCGTCGATTCCGGCGCCGGTGGGCGGCTGGAATGCCCGAGACTCCATCGCCAACATGGAACCGCTGGATGCGGTCCAACTGATTAACTTTTTCCCGACGGTCAGTAATTGCGTGTTGAGAGGCGGTTCGACGACTTGGGCAACCGGCATGACGGGGCAAGTGCAATCGATCATGGTCTACAACGGCGGCACGACCAGCAAGATGTTTGCGGCCGTGGCAACGCCGGATCTGAAGTTTTACGACGTAAGCACCGCAGGGGCGGCATCGGCAACAACTGTTACCGGCCTGACAAACGCCATCTGGGAATATATTAACGTCACCACGACCGGCGGAAGCTATCTGTATGCCGTGAACGGCGTGGACAAGCCGCGGTTGTACGATGGCACCAACTGGACCGCCATCGATGGCGGCTCAACGCCCGCCATCACGGGCGTGACGACGACGACGCTATCTAATGTGACGCTGTTTAAAAACCGCCTGTGGTTTATCCAGAAAGACACGCTCAAAGCATGGTATTTGCCGACGAGCGCAATCGGTGGCGCCGCGCAAGTGCTCGATCTGTCATCCATTGCCAAATTCGGCGGGCATTTGGTGGATCTGGACACTTGGACCATTGACGCCGGCTATGGCGTGGACGACAACCTGGTATTTATCACCAGCAACGGCGAGATTATTGTTTATCGTGGCACCGATCCGGCCAGCGAGGCCACTTGGGCGCTGTCCGGCGTCTGGAAGCTGGGCAGCCCAATCGGCAACCGCGCCATGCTGAAATGGGGCGGCGATCTGCTGATTCTGACGTATGACGGCCTGATGCCGCTGGCGCAAAGCCTGCAATCCTCTCGACTAGATCCGCGGGTGGCGCTGTCAAACAAGATTCAAGGGGCCATTACGCAGGCCACAACGGCCTATGGCGGCGATCACGCCGCAGTCGGGTGGCAGGTCTACTACAACGCCAAACGAAACGCTGTGTGGATCAATGTGCCTGTTGATACGGGGTATCAAGAGCAGTATGTGATGAACACGATCACAACGAGCTGGTGCCAGTTTCAGAGCTGGCCGGCGAACTGCTGGGAAACTTACAACGATAATCCGTATTACGGCGGGAACGGCGTGGTGGTCAGGGCGTGGGATGATACTTATTCGGATAATGCTTCAAACATCACGACAAACGCCTTTCAAGCCTTTAATTACTTTGACAGCCGCGGCGTTAAGAAATACTTTACCCGAGCGCGACCGAGTATTTTTACCGACGGTTCGCCGGCGATATTTGTCGGCATGAACGTTGATTTTGATGTTGAAGATACGGCAGCGCCGTTGTCGCTGGCCGGTGATTTGCCTGGTCTGTGGGATGTCGGCAAATGGGACCAATCGACTTGGGGATCTGGTTTGCAAATTACTAATGATTGGCAGGGAATTACTGGGCTGGGTTACTGCGGATCTATCCAGCTCAAGAGTGCCAGCACTGCGTGGCAAATCGAGTGGGCAAGCACAGACGTGGTTTATCAGGCCGGATGGGCAGGCATATAGTATCGGGGCCGGAAGTCGGCCACTGGGTTGCACAGC